TACCCAATGCCACAAGTGAAAATCAACATCTAGAATTTGGTAATATAACTCTTCTAATGTATCTTTAATGCGTGCATCGTCTGTAACAATTTCAAGTATGTTTCCATTCTCACTATATGTAAGAGAATCGTCTGCCATAATATCAAGTGCTTTAGAAATTTCTGGCACCATATCCATCTCATCGTAATCTTGGATACGCTCTAATCTTTCAGTAGCACCACGCAACTGATTTTGATACATTGTATTAGCAGCTTTATAGAAACTATCGAAAGCTTGTCTCTGTAAAGATAAAGTTGGTCTTTCAGTAGGTATCTTGTACTTAGCACTATTACCTTGTAATAAACTTCTTAGTATTTTGAATTTATCAGCCATTTTTTACCTCTACTCTATAAACTTTAAAGCGACAGCTAAGCCGATTGGTATTGCCGCTCCTACCATTCCCCAAAGACCAGATTTAACTTTTAAACCTGCTATTTCAGAATATATGAATCCAACGTCTTTACGAATATGCTCAATGAGATTGTTGTGTCTTTCCAGCTCATTTAGAACCAGCTTTTCGTAATCACTCCATTCACTACGATCTTCTTTGTTAGCCATAAACCTTCTCTTTTGTTAGTAACAGGTTTTAAAATAACCATCTAAAGCTTTCTGTGCTCCCATCTGGTAATTTCATTGTATATTGGTTTTCTTTATTATCATCCCTAACTATTGAGTTGAAAGGCTTTTGCTCGTAGCCCCAACCATTCATCATTGCTTCTGTAAATTCTCTGTCGTTGCCGTGTATTTTTAATGTCGTGGCTCTTACATACATGCCAATAGCCAAAGACATAATAAGGTCATCGTTATAATTATCTTGAGCTTCTGGTTTGCCATTGTGAAAAATAAAAGTTTCTAATTCGTTGATTGTTCTTTTTGAATGAAGAATAAAATCGTGTAGTCTCAAATCTTCTTCTAGACGAGCTACTGCTGCAGGTCTGGTCTTTGCTGAAGTAGTAAATCCAGGCACTGCATTCTTTGGTATGTTGTAGGGGTCGTAGTGCATTTGGTCATAATTGCCTTCATGCAACTTAGTAAGGTCTTTTACAGTCCAGTATAAATTCTTATATTCCATTTCAATAAGTTTCATAACTACATGGTGGCCCATTGCCATGTTTTCTACTACACAGTATGCGTTATTATATTGGACAGCAGTGTTTTGTATAAGATGGGCAAAAATATCAGTATTTAGTTTTCCTTTATACTCCGCAACTTGCTCATAATTTTCGACATCAATAACATGAAAAGCAGAGTAATCATTTCCATCTCCACGAGCAACGTCAGCGGATAGGATATATTTTTTACTATAGTCTGGATACTTCCATATCCAAAGGTTTTTATCCATCCAAGTTTTTTCTTCTGGCTCTCTTAGGTAAGGTCTATGTCCATCGTCAGCTATTTCTTGCTCGGTGGGGTGCATTGAATACCATTCAAGTGACTTGAGAGAGACATCATTGTTACCCGATTGTATAAAGTCACAGTCATATTCCTGCGCAAAAGCTTGATCACCTAAAGACCGTTGCTCGCTTCTTGCCCATGCTTCATCTCTATCGGGGTGTAAAGACCAGTGAAGTTTGATGGGGTTGAATCCCTTGTTCTGACCACCCACCATCATCGTTTCGCCAGCTTCGGCACCTTGATATGTTTTGTGAAACCAGTTACCCATACCGTTTGGTGAAGACAACGCTATACAATCACCACCAGTTGCTAGAGTAGGACCAGTAGCAGTCCATATCTCATCCATCCTATTAATAAACGCTGCCTCATCAACTACCAGTAAAGAAAGAGATTCTGAGCGAGCTGAATCAATAGTAGAAGCAGCGGCTTTGACAGATGAGCCATTGGCTAATTCCAAACTCTGTTTATTATCAACAATAAGCTCTGGCTTAAACCATTCTGGAACTTCTTCAAAAAATACTTTTACTTTGGAAATCATATTCTGAGCCGTGTCTCGTTTTGTAGCTAAAACGAATACGGACTTATTATTAAAGAATAGCATATACCAAGCTATATATGCTGCGACTACAGTTGATATACCAAGCTGTCTTGCCTTCAATATAATGTTGTATGAGTTATCCAAGAAGTCTTGTACACATTCTTCTTGGAAGTCCCACATCTTAAAGTTGGATTTACCGCCAGGCAATGTTGGGTGTTTTATAACACCATACTTCTTAATGAAGTATACTGGGTCTTTTCTACATTTGATATATTCTTTTGTTTGGCTGGCGTTCATAATATCCTTTAATACCTTGGTATAAATTCTTTTCGTTCGTTTACTATAACTACGCCCAATCTATTAACATCAAATTTCTTTATTGTTTGCTTACTAGGTGGGGTAGTAGCAGATATATCAAAACCATACAAGAATGTTTTTTTGCCGACTTTGGTTTTTTCCTCGGCAATTTCGTATGGCTCTATTTCTCTACGCACTTTATCACCATTAGATTTCTCATAAAAAATAGTAATAGTGTTGTTACGATCTATAGATTCTGTTATTAAATTTTTTTTGTAAACATTAAGAGGCATTTTTGACTTCCTTGAAAGTCATAATTTTAAAATCTGGTTCAAGTAAATCTTCAATAGCAGTTCTCTTTAAGCTTGTTTTTATTCTTAAACTTGTCACTACATCAAGAAACATATTTTGTCCCAATGTAGATGATGCTATTCTTACAATCTCAATATCATTAGCCTTCATTACAAACTCAAGTTTAGTCATAATGTGCTTGATATTATTGTTGTCAACAAAGGGAATAGCAAGCATTATTTTATACTCGTATTTCTTTTCTGATTCTTCCCTCAATACGTCTTGCAATTTCATATTATTTCCCTGTGCCGTATCGGCTAATAATCCTTACAATGTTTCTTACAATCTCGTTGACAGAAATTTTGGGACGCTCGCCACCATAACATTTATAAATATATTTCACAATATCCTTGGCAAGCATTATCTGCTTCTGTCTATTCATTTTATAATTCCATTTTTTTATTCTTACAAGCACAACTTCCACAAGGACATATTTCTTCAATTTCTAATTTTAATAAATTTTCACCTTTTATAATCCTATGAAAAATATTTTTTGGAATAAAATACTCTTCACCCTCTAAAAGAGTTATAGGCATTTCATCATCAAACTGTAAAAGCCAGTCAGTACCTTCTATTATTCTTACTTTTCTATCTTTCTTATCTTTGTGCCACACTAACTCATCAGAGTCAACGTCAGCAGAAAACTCTCTAAGAATAATATTGTCCTTTTTGTTTTCTGTATATGGTTGCATTACCCACCGATAAACTGAAGTATCTCATCAAGGCTTTCAATAACACTGCCCATATTACCAGCGTGACCCCAACTGCTTGGATCTTTCTTTGCCTTTGCATCCATCTTTTTCAAAGCTGCAGAAATTCGCTTGATTTTATCGTTAGCTTCTTTTCTCCTTGACTTATAAACCTTCTCAGCGCTATTGCCAAGCTCTTCTTTTTTTACTTTGTATGTAGCTTCTGAAAGTGCCTCTCTAATTTGATTCTTGGTATATCTCATTTTTTATTCCTTTATGTTTACCACCACTTACCGCCACCAGACATACCTAATGACTTAGCATATCTTGGAAGCCTACAAGCCCAATAACTTGCAGTGGTCTTGTCCTTGGTTGTCTCACAATTATGTCTTGAAGCAAAAGCCGCTTTTGCTTTTGGATCTTTTAGTTTTACTGCCAGTTTTCCACCTCCACCTGAAGCGCCGAAACTAACCTTTCTAATGTTGCCAGACTTGGGGTCTTTAACATACACATAGAATTTTTTACTACCGCCTCTTTTAGGTTTGTTTAGCTGTACCTTCTTACCTTGATACTCAGCTTCTGTAATGACCTCTGAGTCCACTGGACAATCAAGAGGTACTTTTTCACCCTCATACAATCCAAACTCGCCAATGTCCGTATTTTCCAACAATTCAATGTCCATTGGGTCAAGGTTTTCTAACTTACCTTCTTTATAAAGCTTTCTTGCTTGATTGTATAAGGCAAAGTAGTTATCACTATACATTCTAAAAATACTTTCAGATAGAAGTATGTTGTTATCTGTGTGATACTTTATAGCCTCACCTATAACCTGCTCTTTTAGTATATGTGTTAGCTTCATTTTATTATCCTACTTGAAATCAAGGTCAGTATAATTGTCACTAACATGATCCATTAGTGATTGAGTTTCTTTTTTTATGTTTTTCAAAATCTTGTCCATCTTTGGGTCTTTAGATTTTCTTGCAGCAGAAGCTAGGGCAAAAACTGCATCTACATAATTTTTGTATGATTGTTCAAGGTCTTTTGAAATCTTTGATTTATCAAATGGACCTTCGCTTATTATATTTGTTAGCTTCATCTCTATTCCTCGCCAGATGTATCTTTTTCTTCGGTGTCTTCGTTGATATCATCTTCTTGGTTTTCTCTTTTGGATTTTATGTAATCGGCTAAGGTTTCTTTTACCCACCCATATAAATCCTCAATTATCCTACCTTTTAATTCTTTTAGCTTCATCTTATCTCTCAATGTATTATTGAATACCTACCATTTTTTTTATCTTAGATAAATTATTAGCCACTCTTCTTCTTATCTTGTCGGGCAAATCATCAAGTGAGTCATCAAGGTCTGCAATGGCATCGTTCACTCTCCTTGATACTGACTTGGAGCGTTTTCTTATATTTGCCATTATATTCCAACCGGCTAAAGCATCAATAATGTTTATGGGACCAGACAATACACCTAATGTCAAAGTATCTAGTTTCAGAAAGACATCTATTAAATCTTCCTTAGTAACTTTTTTACTCAAAGCACGCTTCAACTCTTCTTTTGCCTCATCATCCCCACCATGAGCTTTTATTGCAAAATATAACACTTTACTAACATGAACACCAGCAGAGGCCATTATTTGGAGCAATCCTCTGCCGTTTTGTATTTTTATACCAGCTTTCTTAGCTACTCTAAGAATACCATCTCCAACACCTTCGTTGACTTGGCTGTAATCATCAGACATAAATATCGCTAACTCAAGCAATCTTTGTCTATCTTCTTCGTATAACAATGGTGTTAGTTTCATAGTCTATCTCTTATGAACCGGCGATACTCTTTGAGCTAGGGATATCATCTCTTTCTGTAGCATCTCTATTGACAGCTTTCATAATCTTCTTATCAATATCTTTCAACTGACTAAAAATTTGTTTAGCAACACTGTTGTCAATGTATCCCATCTTGCCCAACAACTTGACATCATTCTGAATGTCAGTAAGACGATAGCCAACAGCCTTTGAGCCGAATAGAAGACCTTTTAGTTTATTGTGCTCTCTTCTACCACCCTTCAACTTGGGCATACCTTTTGCTTCTTCTAATGTGTTTGACTCTTTTAAAATACCTGCCAACCTGGCTAACTGATCAATCTCTTCTTTCAAATTTTCCATTGCCTCTCTCTCTATTTTTCTGCAAGTAAGTTTTTTAACTTCACACTAATCTCTCCAAGATGTATCTAACTCATCAACCTTTTTTACTCTATTAAATATTTTCTTTATCCATCTAATTATACACATAACAATTCTACTTTTGCATTATAGCTTTTTTCTTAGGTCTACCTTTACTGCCGTAATGTTTTCTTTTTCTTGCTACAGCATTCTTCTTATCTTTCTTAGACATACCTGCAGCAACAGACTTCTTACGGCACTTAGGATAAGCTCTTTGGCCTCCCTTACGGGACTTCTTACCAGCAGATGCTCCACAAGGTGGGTGACTACCATCTTTATTCTTACGACTAATATCAACCCATTTCTCTTTGAACCACTTACCAAGACTACCCTTTACTTCATCTAAATTCAATTCTTTTCTAAGCTTACTAATTTGTTTCTCTAGCTCTTTGTGTTTCTTAGAGCCAGGCACAGCTTTCATAGCTTGGTTGTACAACTTATAAAGTTGAACCATAGTTGCTTTTTCATCAAGTTGTTGTAAAACCTCACTTAGCTTCATCTTAGAAACCTACGCTAATCCCATCCCTACCCACTTCAACCCAACGAGTTTCTTTAGGTAGTTTAGAAAATCTTTTGAATTGTGATGGAGCTAGTCTAGTAGATCCAGTGTGTCTGTTAGCACTATAAGTTTGGTCTTGAAAATAAACAATCTTACCATGTATTCCATCCCAAATAGCGTCGGGTTGTCCCATACCAAGTACACGTTGAATTTTCTTGGCTGTAGCTTGATCTTTCTTTTCAAGCTGATCCATAGTAACTTCTTCAGCTTCCGTTAGAGTTTCTTTGTTGCCGTTTGTAATAAACTTATCAAAAGCTTCCTTTAGTGATATTGTTTGGTCGTAATTCATTTCTTTTCTCTTTCATTTATTGTCCATAAAGACAGCAAAATTATCGCCAACTTTTTGTGTCTTCATAAGTTTACCTTTTTTCTTTAATGATTTAGCTAATAGTTTACCTTCTTTTGGGTTTGAAAAAACATATATCAAAATCTTTCCCTTTTGCATATGTTCTATCTTCTTCAAACTTTTGAGGCCCATACCATCTCTTACTAACTGTTCCATCCTACGCAAAGTATCTGCTGTGGATTCTTTCATTACATCTGATAATTTCATTTATATTTCTCTTGTTTAAATTGCTCACGGCAAAAAAATTATCAACCTCATCCCTTAGCTGAGCGCCAAGTACCACCCTTTTCTTTGTAATTTTTAGCTGCCCAAGCGTTAGCATAAGCTGATGGATATACTTTGAATTTCTTCTTAGCTGCTGCTACAGAAGCCGCCCACTTTTTCTTGTCAGTGGGTGTATTCTTTTCAGTAAACATTTTTACTTCTTCCATCTCTTTGCGAGTAATCTTTGGATTTCTACCTTCAAAAACTACAGGAGCTAAACGAGACTCACCACTCTTGGGGTCATTGACCATCATCATCTCTTTACCCTTTGTGGTCTTCTTGTAGTCCTTATGCACTTTTCTAAACTCAGCTTTTGAAATATGAACCTTACCATTCTTCATAGTATACTTAGCTTCATTTACTGGTTCTTTAGCGCCATCACATCCGCACTTAGAGTCGGGGCCACAATCACATCCTGCTGGACAATCGCAACCTTTTTTACCACAACCTTCTTTCATCTCTTCTTTATCAGAGGTGTGCATCTTATCAACATCATTAAAGAAATCATCTTTCTTGTCTGCTGGCAAATCCTTGATACTAGTGATGCCATACTTTTTCATAACTTTTTTAAACTTTTCTTGATATTCATCCTTATCAGATTCATCAAGTGATTCGTTTAAAATCTTGATATATTTTTTTATTTTGGTCTTTGTAAAAGCCATTAGTCAAGCTCCGTGATTATTTTACTTTTTGTTTTATACTCGTCAATATCTGTAACTCTAATGCTGAACTGCTCTGATTCTTTTATTATGTATGCAACTATTCTATTATCTACATACTGATTCACAACCATATTCATTTGTCGTAGCGTGTGAGCATTTACATGCTCATGCCACACATTCAAAATACCTACACCCAGTCCTATGCTTTCTTGTGTAGTTAGAGGCATTATTTTTTCCCCTTATATCCCTTTTTTCTACTCTTTTCTCTTCGTCCCTTGTTGGTAGATGATTTCTCAAAGCCTGAGATTTTGCCACCCTTATGCGAAGCGTCTTTTCCGTCGCCGTTACCATAAGTTTTTTTGTCTCTGTTGTACTTATTGAGTTCGGCACGATACTTGCGGGCTTTTGGAGTATCATTGTATTTCTTTTCCTTTGAGTAATCTCTACCTTGAGCCTTACCCCATTTACGCTCCAGTATAGCTTCTAATATATCCGATAGCTTCAAAACACACGCCCCTTTCTTTCTTCATATAAATATAAACTAAAGAAAGTAAGCGTTTAATTCCCAAGCAGAAACTCTATCCACAAAGAAATTTTCTGGGTCTTTTGTTTTAAGACTAATCGAATCTTCTGTGTGAAATATGTCTTGACCACCAGCATAAGAAGTAGAAAAATCTTTAGCAAAAGTTAATTTTACTTTATCAAGCAATTCTTTGTGACAAACCCAACTACCACTAAAAGCAGAATACTCGTCTTCATTCTTTATATAGTAATCATCCCATTCAACGGGCTGAGGTGATATATTAGTATGAATATAAACATGGTTTTGTCGAGCCACTTTAGTAGCACGCCACCATTCTATTTGTTTTTCATAATACCCTTCAGAATACTTCTTTCTTTTCTGAATGTTAGCTAATGGTAAAGGCTCTAATCTGTGAGGAGAGATATATATATTTTTTTCTTCACCTATAGCAGAAATTATTTTATCAAAATCTTTTACATTTACTATTTGGTCTGGTTCATTATAAAAGACATAATCATATTCGTAAGGAAAATTTTCTTGCTTCATAAAACCAAGCATTGATGAGGGGAGAAAAACATCTTCTATGTTAGAGAATATAAGAGGCTGCAACTTGGCTATATGTTTATGCCAAATATTTTCCATAGTTAGTTTATTGGTGAAACCAACCAATATGGTATCAGAAATTTGTTGCAGGCTTTCTATGGTGTACATAAAATAAGCTTCTAGATTTTTTTTATCTATAGATATGTTACCATTATAATGTATGGGGGTTTCAAAATATGGGATAACAGAAATAACCTTACTCATTATTTAACACTCCACAAATAGTTGAAATATATTGAGCGTAACCGCTCTTTGATTCTTCAATGGTGCTAACTGACGAAACTGACTTTACTTTATTTTCTTCCATCCAACCTTCTATTTGATCTTGGAGCATGGATAAAGAAGAGCTAGTGAATATCTTCACAAAAGGCTTATCCATTTAGAACCTGCTTAGGTTTTTTATTTTCTTTACCCTCTACTATTTCTTCATCTAGATTGCCTGTCCCATTGCATTTAGGGCATATCTTTGGTCTACCGCCGTGCCCATCTACGATTTTTTTACCTTTACATACACCACAAACTAACATAACTATTCCTTTTCGTTTATAAAATCCATTACGCCCCTAATGTCAAAGTCGTTTTCTTTATTTCTTTCTTCTCTCTGCCTTACTTCACCTATATAACGATCTGGTATCTCAATAGATTTAGATCTGGATCTGCGTCTACCACCAAATTCATTATCTAATACCATTATTACACTCATTACCTTATCTCCGCCCAAGTAAGTGAGGCCAACACATCAGTATTAGCGCCAGCAGATCCACCAGTAGCTTTTGCTATTGTTATTGTTATAGATTCTTTATCACCCGCATTATTTTTGGTTATAGAATTTCTATTAGTTGCAAAAATTGTAGGATAAATATCAATTGTTTTTGATGTGTCTTTATTTATGACATAGGTCGCTAACAATTCACCATCAGTTGCCGCTACATCTGTTTTGTCAATATTTACAGAAGATTCATCGCCAGCTGATACAAAAACAGCAGAATCTAATGTGGAGTTCTTTCTAACTCTGACTATGGCCGCTTGACCTTCAACAGCTACAGATAATGATTTTGGTACAACTTCTACTTTATTCTTTACAGGACCGGAAGCGGCTGGGTTTTCTATATTATCTTTTGCTTGTATAGTAAGTATTGATTTTTCTGCTCCAACAGCTTCTGATATGAAAGCACCTGTATCTGCTGACTTTACAATAGAGTAAACAGGATCAGCGCCAGCTTCTGAATTGACAGTAGCACATAAAACATTCATGCCTCCATTGGTACCGTTCGGACCAACAACTCTACAAAGGTAAGACAAAGGCAAAACAGCAGTTGACATATAACTATACACATTTTTATTTGCGTTTTCAAATACGTGCGCTGTTATAATACTACCTTTTTCATCATAAACAAATAATTTAGCAATTCCAACTCCCAAATATTGAAAGCTGATGCCATATATATTAGCCTTTGTTAAGTCAATACTAAAACCACTAGATCCAGTGCCATCTAACTTATCTCTATTGAAATCTGTTTGAGCAACAAAGGTGGTGACACCTCTATCTCTCAAAGACACTCCGAAAACTCCATTATCATCTATAGTCCAGAAAAGACCGTCATCTTCATCATAATACCCCCACTCTCTTCTGCACGATACTGCGTCTGGATCTATAATAGAAACAGTTTGCATTATTAGTTGACTTTTGCCTGCTTGATATCTAAAATTTTTCAAACTTCTCAAGCCAGCTTGATCAGTTTCAATATTTCCAGAGTTTAAAACTATAGCAGCAGCGGCTTTATCAACGATGGTGGTTGCAGCCCCAACAGTACCAATAGTTGTCCACAGAGTAGGATCTATATCGTATCTTGTGTTTGTTTCAAACATAGGATATAGATGAGATGTCCTTAGTCGTCCGAAAGAATCAGCTGTCATATTGACAAACTCATTGTTGCCATTTACAATAGCCATTGCTTGTGTGTAATCACCGTCTTTATTATTGAAACCAACTACACCAGTAGAGCCTCGGCTACTTCTATTTGTTGTGCTATTTACAAACGCCATAATTTTATCTCTATTATTTTGGTGGACCTATCTTCTCAAAGAATCAATCCAGCTTATCATCTCTTCGTGTGTTAAGTCATTTTTAGCGTGATTACAAATCACACTAATAAACTGCACATTGCCTTTTACATAACCTTTTTTACTATCTATTCTATCAAGAGATGCGGTGATAAGAGGATTAGATTTTTTTCCATCTGGTAACTCTATATCTACCCCAGTATAAATACACTTTCCCTCTTGTGCTTCATAAACCTCTTTCAGATATTGTAGGTCAACATCAACTTCGTGTTTCCTTCTTTTCGCTCTTCTAAGTGTTTCTCTATAAGGAGAAAACTCATCTTTTCTATAATAACCTTTTGGATTTGTTTCCCTTGTCCACAGCTGTTTATAACTACCTTTTTCATGGCACTTTTTAGTGGCACATCCTTGACTACAATAAGCAGGTCTTCCTCTTTTTACCTGCTGTCTATTATACTCTTTG